TCGCTTTCAGTAAGGCGTTAAATTCGTCTTCCGGTAGTTCGTTACCGCCAAGCATACCGATGGCCTCGGCTTCGTCCGCTTCGCTCTGTACGACGCTCGACGACGGCTTAATGCCCATGTACGATGCTACCAAGATATGCACGGGCGGGTGTTCGCGCCAATACTCGTTCAAATGCTGGATACGCGGCAAATCCAAATTGTCGGCGACGTAGTCCCACGTCCACCCCGTAGAGGCACAGACGTGGGCAATCATCGCGCCGAAACTTAGTCTGCCGCCTGAACTTCCCCCGCTTGTGCGGCTTCCTGTTCTTTGCGTTTCAAGCCTGATACGTCCATCACGGCGGCAAATACGTCGCCCATGTTGGCAATATCAATCAAATCGGCAACCTGTTCGCGCGTCATATCGGGATAATTGCGGCGCAACGCGGCGTGGGCGCAATCGATAACGGTGGAGATTTGTTTTGCGTCTTGGACGTTGCCGTCAAATGCGCCAATGCGCTCTTGCAACTGTTCCAGCGCGCCAAGTGCGATAGGTGGGATAACGTAATTTGTGCCGTTCAGCTCAACGGTTACGCCTTTAATTCGTACTGTCATTTTTGCTTCCTTGATTCAGGTCAAATAAAAAGACCGCCCTTTCGGACGGCCTTCGTGATTACTCTTGGATCCACAACGTGCCGACTTTAAAGCCCGCTTCGTCGGTTTGCGCCGTGAAGTCGATTTCAGGCACGGAAAAGTCATCATTCTTGGTCGAGAACAAGCCAAGTTTGCCGCTGGTTACGCTCTCCAGTTCCAACAGGGCTTTTTTGCCCTTGAACTGCGTCAGGTATTTCAGCTTAAAGGTCGGCGTGTTACCCATCGCCAAATTTGTCAGTTCAAGTTTCTTGGCTGACGGCATGGTTTGGGTGTAGGTAAAGCTCGGATAGACGGTTTTACCCTTATCCGCTTCAGCAAAGGTGTACAAGCCTGTTGCGGATACCATGTATTGACCGGCTGTCGGATTGCTAGCGACCTTGACGTATGCCGTGCCATCGCTACCCATAACGCCCGCGTCTTCAACAAAGCGACCACCGTTAGGCGCGGTTGCCTGCACGGTATATGCGCCGCTAGCGGGAATCGCTTTACCCGTAACATCTGCCCATAGGGCTTTCATCGTGCCGGTTGTGTATTCCGCACCAAAGAACAGGGTATTCAGGGCGAGACCGTTAATCAGCGCACCCTTGAATTTACCCGAAACTTTGACCTTACCTTGTGCAACAGCCAAAGCAAAACGGTTTTGACCGTAGAACTCTTTCAATTCCGCCGATAAATCGACGCTCATCTCTTGCAAGCCCATGATTCGCACGGGCGTTGCGTTCTGTACACGGTCGCCGTAAGCATCCGTAATCATTTCGGCGAACACTTCGCCGCTACCAAACGTCAATTGCATGACATTTCCTTTCAAAAATAAAACCGCATTACGCGGCGCAAATCATAATCGGGATAATACAAACCGCCTGCTCGCCAAGCGTTCCCTCGTCGGTTTCCACCGTACCCTCAACGCGGCAATACTCAATATCCGCGCCATCGACCACTAAAGCCGTCTTACCCGTGATAGGGTGGACGGCGTTCACGGTATTGCACACCGCGTCAATCAGCGGATTCATGATGGGTGCGGGCGGCTCGCCTGACGTTTGGACGTACAGATACACATCGACGCGCAAAATCCACTTGGTTTCCTGCCCTGTCAGTGTTACCGCCTGCATATCGCCCTGCGCCATAAACAACGCAGGCTGGTCGTAGCGTTTTACATCGTTCCAGTGCAGTAATTTACGGCTCTTGGTAACAAAACCGTCCAATGCGTCCAACTTCGCCCACAGCGCGGAATAAATCGCTTCACGGTTCATCGCAATGCCCCTTTAACAGAGTTTCTCAAATCGGCTTCAATCTCAGGTTTCAAATCACGCAAAGCCGTCCGTAAAAACGACCGTTCAGGCAGGCGAACATTGCGGGAATGCGCGCGCACCTGAACGTATCGCGGGGATTTGAGCGGTCGCCCGAATGCCTGACGAACCTGACGCAAAGACGCCTTGACGTTTACCGTCCCAGCAAAGCCATACTCATGCGCCGCGCCGTAGCGGACGTTTGTGTTGACTTCGCCGATTACCGCGCTGCCTGTGTTGGTTACGCGCTGGTGTATCGACCGACGCAGATTACCCGTCCGTACATTCAACACCTGCCCCGATAGGCGGTTTTCCATGACTTCGCTTTGCAACTTCAACGCCGACCGTGCGACAGACTTCACGATAGCCGTCTGAACCTTGTCGCCGTAGGCACGCAATAACGCCACCAAAACATCGCCGCCGATAAATTCCATCTTCAGCATTACACACCTTTCCGCTTGTACTCATTGAGTATCGCAAACGCTGACGGGGGGATACCGCCCGATTCACTGAACGTAGAAAAAGCGATGGTTTCGCCTGCAAGCGTCTTGCTCTGTACGCCCTTGTTCTCGATTTCGTTCATTCGCTGCGTTGCGATAATCAAGATGGCTTCCTGAATATCGGCGGGTATGGTTTCATAGCCCGCGCGGTACGATACTTCGACGTTTCGGATTCCCTGTGCGAAACAGGCATGGCGTATCAGCAGCCAATTATCAAAATCCCAGTCGTTTGCCATGCGCCCGTTGATTTTTACGGACGACACGGACAAGACGGGGTATTGATTCAGGACGATGCGGTTTTTGCCGTTGCCGTTGTAACGCTCGACGTAATCCGCCGCTTTCAGTTTGCGCCCGATATAGGCTTCGACCGCCGCCGATACCCCGTCAAGCAGGGTTTGGAAATATCCGTCCTGCTTGTCGTGGGTAACGCCCAGCCGCTGTTTGAATAAATCAAGAGAGACAAGGGCAGTCATCGTTATTCAGCCTTTTCAGCTTCGGTGGTTTGCTCGGCTTCAGCCTGTTCGGCTTCGGCAGGTTCTACCGCTTCAACAGTTTCAGCCTGTTCTGCCGGCTGCTCGGTCTTAGCTTTGCGTCCGCGCTTGGCTTTTTCAGGCTCTTCAGTTTCGACAGCTTCAGCAGAAACATTGCCGAAGCCGAACTGATACAAAAATTGTGCCGCTTCGGCGGGGACTTCCACGATGCGGTCGTCACCCACTGTGTAGCTTTGGCTACCAAAGGAAACGTCGGTAAAGCCTTCGGGGGCTTGTAATTTAACCAATTCTGTCATTTCGATTCTCCAAAAGAAAAGGCCGTCTGAAATTCAGACGACCTTGTTAGGGTTAGGCGGCGTTGGTAATCATACCAAAGGCAGGCATGAACATACCTTGCAACACTTCGTCAGCATAGACACCGTACTCATACATACGGGTACGCAGCGGCCATTCGATTTGGTAATACTCTTGGCGCGTGCGCACTTGCAGCAGATTACCGACGCCTTGAACGTAGGCAGGCAAACGGCTCGAGTAGAACAGGTAAGTACCAGCCGGCAAGTTCGGGTGTACCACGATGTTCAATTCGTCGCCTGTGATTTTGTTCAGGTACGAACCGACCACCACGCCCGCGCGAATGTTCGCGGCATTGTCGATGTCCACTTTCAGCTTAATCAGCGGTGCGCCACCGTTGCCGATAATCAGCTTAGTCAACTCAGCCAAATCGCGGGCGTTGACGTAGATGGTATCAGGGGATACTCGGTATTTGGTGAAGAAATGCGCGAACGCTTCTTCAAACTCATACACACCGCCCGCGCCGTCGGAGGTCAAGCCGTTGCCTTTATTGTCCGACCAGAACGCGCCTGAATCGGGCAGGGCGATTTGGGTCAGCAAGCCGTCAAACTCCAACACTGAAGTCGAATTGTCTTCAGACGGCAGGGAAGCAGCGGTTTGAGTACCCTCAGCATCAGCCAAAATTTCCACTTTGGCGGCGGTGGTAATCGCGCCCAGTTTTTCAGAGCCAGCCGCGCCCCAGTACCAAGCGTAGGCGACCGCACCGCGAACGGCTGGAATCATGGCGGTTACTTTTTTGCCTGTGCCGACACCGGAGACAGAAGCAGCCGCAGATTTTTGGGCAGAGCCGCCACCGAAAGTATCGGTAGTACCGTCAGCATTTTGGCGTGTGATTTTGGCAGGGACTTGGGCAGTCTTGATGTTCAAGCTTTGACCGATTGCGCCGTTGTTTGCGCCTGCGACGTCCCAGTACGCCTGCAAGCCCAAAGCCACGCAGACGATGGACAGGGTAGAAGTGCTGATTTTACCCAGAGTGTCGTTAGATGCAACAGCGGTCGGGGTAGGGGTAACGCCTGATTTCAGGCTGGTATTACCGCCCAGCAAAATCATTTCTTCAGCAACCATAGTCGCTTGCAGAGTTTGGGCAACCGCCAACGCTTTTACGTCTTCGAAACCACGCGCGGCGTAGTCTGCCTCAAAGGACACTTGGTTTTCCAAGCCGATGGCGCGGAATTGGGCGTTTCGTTCAACGATTTCATGGTTGATGACGCCGCCGCGTTTGCCTTCGCTAATGCCGGCGCGTTGATTGCCGACGTTGATATTAGTGATGGCTTTCCAGTTTGACCCGATGGTGCGACCGCCGCCCACGCGGGGGATACGGTTACGCAACGGGGTCAATACCGGATAGAGTTTTTGAGACGGCGCAGACAGGTCATAGGTTTGCAAACCAGTGGTAAAGCTGGTCGGCTGAGTAAAACCTTTATTCAGCGGCTCGCCGCCTGCTTGTGCTGATTTCATCAGTTCAAGCGTTTCTTGAGTGATTTGATTCACGTTCATTTAAAGCTCCCAAAAATAAAAAACCGCCTGTAAGCGGTGTTACAGACGGCCTGCGTGCGCTGCCTTGACGAGTGTTGCCACATCATCAAGCGAACCGTCATTCTTCACAATCGGCTGAAAACCTTTTAATGGGTCTTCGCCGTTATCTTCTACCTTACTGATAGCTTTAGTGCTACCTTTCGGCGGGGCTGCCTGTTTCTTCAGGCTTTCGATTTCCGCCTGCGCTTTGACAAGGGCGTCATTCGATTTTTTCAGCGCGTCTTGTGCTTTCGTCAACGCGTCTGCCATTTCGGCTTTGGCAAGGTCGTCTGATTTATCGGCTTTAGCTGCCAAACCATCGACCAGCTTGTCGGCTTCGCTTACCGTCAACGCTTTCAGTGATTCGGCAAGGCTGGCTGCTGATTCTTTGATTTGCGCGATAACAGCTTCATCGACTTTGTCGTAGGCGGCGTCTTCAATCAGCCATTTCAGCGACGTCAGCACACCAGCCAGTGATTGGACTTGGTGCATTGATTTAGCGATTGGCTCATCTTTCTGTTTCTCAGCTTTAGTCAAGACTGCTTTCAAGATGGCGATTTCAGATTCAGACAAATTCACG